TCCCGTTTGGTTAATAATGTCAGCACTTGCATTGGCAAAATGTTTGACATTCAAAGTATCTACATCAATTTTTTCTGAACGAATAGCAGATATCTGTGCTGCTCCTACAGCATTCGCTGCTATGGTTAAAGTAGTAATCTGATTTGCTGCAATAGTAGCTGTAGTAATTTGATTCGCCGCTATCTTAGCCGTGTTAATAGCATTAGCTGCTATTTCTGACTCTCCAACATTACCTGCTCTTATTTTTGCTGATGTGATAGCATTAGCTGCTATTTGTGCATTACTAATTGTTCCTGATAATTTACCTGTACCGACTGCTGTAATCATAGCGTCATCTACACTGCCTGACTTTATTTCTGCTGAATCAATAGCATTAGCAGCAATCATGGCATTAGTAATATCTCCATTACCTACACTAATTTTTGCAAAAGCAATATCTCCTGTACCAATAGCTATTTTTGCTATGTCTATAGAACCTGTACCAATAGCTATTTTTGCTATATCAATATCTCCAGTTCCGATAGCTATTTTTGCTATATCAATATCTCCAGTTCCGATAGCTATTTTTGCTATGTCTATGGAGCCTGTTCCGATACTTATTTTTGCTATACCAATATCTCCTGTGCCAATAGCTATTTTTGCTATGTCTATAGAGCCTGTTCCGATACTTATTTTTGCTATGTCTATAGCTCCAGTCGCGCTTATTTCTGCGTTTGTTATACTGTTTGCTACAATTTTTGCTGCTGTGATTGAGTTAGCTGCAACATGGTCGCCGTTTACAGAATCATTTTGAATGACAAGACTAGTTACAGAGTTAATTGCTATTTGATTATTATTAATAGAGTTTGCTGCAATAACAATTGCATTTACTGAGTTTGCTTTTAATTGGTTTGACTCAATAGCATTTGCAGCTATAACAACTGCATTTACAGAATTTGCTGCTATCTCTGAATTACCTATTGCATTTGCTTGAATTATAGCTGCTGTTACTGAATTTGATTTTAGCTGTGCATTTTCTATAGAGTTAGCAGCTATACTATCTACGTTGATAGCATTACTGGCTACACTTGCATTTACTATGGCATTGGCAGCTACCCCTACTGTTGTTATAGCATTTCCTGCTACCTGGTCAGTATCAACTGCTCCATTTTGAATTATTATTCCATTTACAGAGTTGATTGCGATTTCGCTACTTCCTACTGAATTTCCTAATAATATAGTTCCGTTTACTGAGTTAGCAGCTATTGAAGCTGAAGTAACTGAGTTTGCAGATATCTCTGCATTATTAATTGTGTTTGCCCCTATTTGAATACTTCCTACAGAGTTAGAAGCTAGTTCTACTCCTGTAATACTATTTGCTGTAACTGTAAAAGCACCTACTGCGTCTGATGTAAGTTGGGCGGCTGTAATACTATTAGCTGTTATTGCTACTGTTCCGATTGAATTTGCTGATATCTCTGAACTACCAATAGCATTAGCTGTTATAGCTATACCGCCGATTGAATTTGCTGCTATCTCTGAGCTACCAATAGCATTAGCTGCTATAGCTATACCACCTATTGAATTAGCGGCTATTTCTGAAGTGCCTATAGCATTTGCAGTTATTGCTGCACTGCCGATTGAGTTTGCTGATATATGGGAAGAATCTATTTCTCCTGCTATTATATTTGCAGCCCCTATTGAATTTGCAGATATATGAGACTCATCTATAGCATCTGCTACAATAGCTGCAGCATTTATTGAGTTAGCTGATATTTGTACTCCTGTAATAGAATTTCCAGATATCTGTACACTTCCAATGGCGTTTGCTCCAACTTCCTCATCATTGTCTATTTTTACTTTATTTGTGAATGAAGTAATAGCAAAGGTTCCAGCATTATTAGCTACTTCTGCAAGTATCGCATCTGAAGAAGAATCTATTCTTAATGCTTGTCTAAATATATTTTTACCAGAGTATGCTCTTGAAGGTGCAGAACTTATGTTCATACTTGTATTACTTTCTATATAAGATACTGTAGAATAGAATCTTGTTGCTCCTGCAACATCTACTATAACTACATCTCCTGCTCTAAAATCTGTTGTGAACGCTGTACTCGTTCCTGTTATTGTACTAGACCCAGCTGTTAAAGTTATTGTTCCAGTTGCTTGTACTATATCATTGTTTGACTCTCCGAGTCTTTTCATAAATGTATATAGTATTTTATTACCATTAACATCTGCAGCATCTTCATCTGTGTGTAAATGTATTGCTTGTAATGGGTCTGATCTAGTATTTCCTCTGTCTAAGGCTCCATCATAGTCAAATAATAGATAACCAGTTTCTCCATTTGCTAAGTTGTTAAAACCTGCCTGTGTGGTAAAGTTAGTATTTGCACTTGCAAAGGCTAATCCATCTGCTCCATTTAATGGTTGGTACGAGTATGTGTTATTTGAAAAAGTTATAGTACCATTTGAAGTATTGATATTTTGAGTAGCAGTTAATAAACCACCTCTTACAATACTACCATTTAATCCTGCTGGTATAGTATCCGCAGAAAAAGGTGCTAGACTAGAGACATCGAAGTCTACTTTTGTTTGTATGTAAGAAGATGTTTGTCCACTTGTATTTCTTGTTTGAACTCTTAGTATATATTCATCTCCAACTACTACATTTCGTATAGTATAGGAAACTTGTTTGTCTACATCTATTTTTACAAATTCATCGTGATTTGGGTCGTGGGCTTCAGTCTGTGCATTATGTTGTATTCTATAGCCTGCTAAATGTTCGTATACATCAGTTAAACTATTACCATCACTATCTGTTCTAGTAGAAGTAGGATGAGTCCAAGATAATAAAATATCATAACCAGATACTCCTGCATCTAATGTTACATTGTCTCCACCACTAGGTACTATAGCCGCTGTTAGATTTTGAGGTACTGGTACTTCTTCTGTTCTTTTTGGTTTTCTTAATTCTGCTGGAAGTTCTGGTATTTCATATCCTCTATCTACTGCATTAAACTTTTCAATATTATACTCTGCAGCATTAATATTATAAGTCATCTCTCCACTATTTTCTTTTATTGAAGTAACAACATACTGTTTTATATTTCCAGTTACATCTACACCTTTATCTGTTTCTCCAGATATAGCATAGATAACTTCTCCATTTGGTACAGAACTAAATGCACTTGATACAGTTATTGAAGTTGAATTAAAAGAACTTACTGTTTGTTTTTCTATTCTAACATCTTCTGACCAGTGTAGTTGTACTAAAGCGCCTGCGTCATCTTTAACATTTCTTGCTTTATATTGGTCATCTATATCTCCACCAGCTTCATCAACTAATACTAAGTCTCCTTCTCTATAAACTACAGAATTAATTGTTGCTGTTTCTTGTGTTAAATATGCACCGCCACTAGGATATATTAAGTGTAGTTCATAATTATTATTTGAATCTAAAGTACTTGATAAGTCTCTATCTGTTTTTATTACTGTAGTAGTTGAGCTTGAAGATGTAGTAACTCTACCGCTTAATTGTGTGCCTGAATCATCTGCATCCTGAATATTAATAACATCTCCAGGTCTAAGAACTGCTCCAGCATTAATTCCTGTTGCAAAAGTTACAACTTCTCTTTCTAATCTTTCTGTAAATAAATGCCACTTACCATATCTATGTGCTTGTCCTTGTGATGTACAACCAAATGCTGTAACTGTTTTTCTAGTTATTCTTCCTGATTTTTGTATTTCATCTATGTCTTCTACAACTTCTGTTGCTTGTTTATAACTATCTTCTGGGTCATTCCATCCTACTCTTACTTGATTGTGTTTAAGTCTTCCTGCTGTACCGGAGTAAGCAAACTCGCCATCTACAACATTTCCTTTTGTGAATGTGTAAACAGCTCCTTTTTGAATATTAGAGCCTAAAGTGACTTCTCCATTATACCAGATAAGCATACTTCTAATAACTGTTGCAAATTGTTTTAAAGTTTTTAGTGCGTCTTGATTCTTTGCTATATAAGTGTTGCAAGTAAATCTTGGTTCACTTCCCCCTTTGCCATCTGGTACTAATTCATCACAGTATTTTGCAATTTGATACATAGTCCATTTGTCAATTTGTGAAAAAGTACCTTCAGGATCTAAATAGTTTCCTAATCCGTATCTTGGATTAGTAAGCATGTCCATAAATATCCATACTGGATTATCAGTAAATACTGGTTCGTAGTTTGCTTGGTCTGCTGTTTGTGTTAAATTGTTAAATTCTAGTTTGTCTCCTCTAAAATTACCATCCCAATCTACATATGCTCCTGTATCAGCTCCTGTAGTAACATTTCTTGTATAAGTTGCAACAGATCGTCTAACACCTGCTGCAGTATACTCAAATCTTGGGAAATAGTTAGTAGGTACTTTTACCTTCATTCCAAATATCTCATATCCTCTTTGTGGAATCTGAGTGAAGTCTTCTGCATCTACTACAACTCCTGCATATGCAGTATAAGGATATCTTAGCTTATCTGTAATAATATTTTCTATAGATTTTAATTGTGAACTATTAGTTTGTTGCCATGAATTTTCTTTTTGATTTATTGGTGAAAGTCTTTGAATTTTTATTCTGTAGGCATCATAAGGTTGGAATTCTTCTGTATTAATGAGGTAAGTATAACTAAACGCTTCTTTTGATTTGTCTGTTATAATTCCTGATTGAGAATCTTTAGTTCTAGTATTTTTATGATAGCTAGTTGTTGATGTTGCAATAGTTGGTCTGCCTACTACTAAGGCGTCTGTATAGGTACTGCCTCCGTCTCTTGAATAACCAAAATATATTCTATGTTCTGCAAAGCCAGGTCCTAATTTACCATTTTCTTTTTGTGAAATTAATCCTTGTGGAAACGCCATATTAAGTTTTACGGCATCTACTTCCCCAGGATTACCAACATTCATTTGTGCTGAAGTCTTGATTACTTCATTTGCGGTAGCATTGGTTGTTGGTTGGTCTAATCCAAAAGTACTATTTGTTGGATAACCAGTGCCTTGTACTTGATCTAAAGAAGCATTAATATTAGCAGCTGAAGAAGCACTTCCTATTCCTGCCGGAGTAGGTAAGTATGGCTGGTCTCTTTCTCCTGTTCTGAAAGCAAATCCAAAATTATTATAATTATATTGAGGAGTTTCATTTGATTCTTTTATTGGACTGGATAGTATAGCAATAGTATTTGCTGTATCAATACCTCCACCAACTGTTAAAGTTGCTCTATTGTTATCAGCATCATAACTTGCTACTTTGTCTACTAAGTCTAAATATAAACTTGTATTTGATTTTGTTTGTGCAGGTGCTAAGTCTACTCTTACTGCAGATGTATTTATAAATTCTGTAATTTTTGTAGCGAGCTGTGTACCATTTGGTCCTGCTCCATCTATTCTTAAATAAGCGGGAACTATGTGAGCTGTAGCATCATAAACATCTGAACTTGCAAATGTCATAATAGAAGTATCAGTTCTAATAATATTATTTCCTGCTATAGTGTCGCCTGCATTAATACCTTTTTTAGCTGCTCCTATTATTTGAATTTCTCTTGTGCCATCTGTAGTTAAAGAGTATTCAAAAATAGAAGGACTGTTATTGTCTACTACTATCTTAGTACTAGCGGTATATCCTGAATCTACTGACCTTTGTGGTGAAAAAGTGTTATTATTAGTTTCTCCTATTACAGGATTTTTATCGAGTCTTATACTTGCTGCTCCATTGACTAATCCTTCTATCGGGCCTTCTGATAGTGCATCATATATTATGGCTGTTTGAGCTGTTGATTTTCCTCTAGTTACGTATGCCATTATGCTATCACTCGCTTGCTAACCCAATCAATGTTTCCACCCCCACCACCACCACTAGCTGTACCACCATATGATCCTGTGCCTGTGCTTCCTTCTGAAGGTTTTGATATAAATCTATACCCCATTTGATTTTTTATTCTACTTTGTGTAAATCCAAAATTAGTAACTGCTCCACCTACTTCCATTCTTCCATAACAGATTGGTACAGGTACTCCCATTTTTGTTGTATTAATTGGACCGTTAAATAATGAACTCTTTTCTTCTTTTAATTCATCGGGGTCATCCATCGTCATTTCTATTATTCCTTGTAATGCTAAACTCACACCAATTGACATCATTGCTGCTGCTATTTTTGCAGCTGTACCAGTATCTCCCATTGATATACTTACAACGATAAGAATAATTCCTAAAATTATTTTGCCTATTCCTTTTTTAGAACCTTGAGGAATTGGAGTTATGATTATATCATCTTTACCTAAATTATGTCCAATATTATCATAGTCCATAAAGTCTTCGCCTTTTTGAACAGTAAACTGAATATCACTATCTGTACATTCTAATAGGTATCTTCTGACTCCTCCTTTCATACAGTCGAGCGCATGCATAGCCTCTTGGACTGTGTCGCAGTTAAGTCTATGAGTTTCTCCAAAGAGTTTTCCCATTCTTCCCATTAAGTGTATTGTTCTAGTCATAATTTGGTTCCAAAATATAGTGGTCTTTGTCGGGATACGATACGATTAAATATGGTATACCAACGGCGTTACAATTATCTATGTCAT